GTTACTTGTTTATAAGTTAATGTCTACTAACCAAGGGTTTAATTAAATTTTCATCGCAAGGTTTGGTTTAGTGGTTCCGTGGACAGGGGCTGACCTCGTTCGATTTTAGAGTTTTGTAGTATAAACAAGGGGTTAGTGAGTTTGAGCCTTATGGCAAAAACTGCACCATAGCCTCATCATAGAAACACCATAAGCACGCACACACGTAAGGTTTACGGGGGTTTCTCATGAAGAAAACAGGGGGTTTATGGCCTATGAGCCGATTCCTCGCGTGCATGCGTACATGCGCGATCACGCGCGCGAGTACCGCCCCAACACCATAGGCACGGGGGTCCGAGAGGGTCGGATCGAAAATAGCGCTTGCATGAGCCCCCCGTTTCGGCCTATACGGGACCTGACGCGCTTTTGCTTGAGGGGAATTTGGTTGCCGAAGCCGCTGCGATACTGGACGGTTGCCAGGACGAACTGGCGGGAGGAGCTGCGCGCCGCGCACCACGTCGAGCGGCAGGGCTTCGAGTTCTATCTCCCGAAGATGTACGAGCCGCGGGCCGGCGGTGACGACGAGAAGCAGACGCTGTTTTTTCCAGGACATATCTTCATCAGGTTGCGGGACGGATGGGAGTGCTTGTGCAACACGCGCGGCATCCAGCGATTGTTCATGGTTCCTCCGAGCTATGATCGTCCCGATGAGTTCGTGCCCGCGCGGCTGCGCGACGACGAGGTCTCGTACCTGAAGTCGCTGCAGGACGACAACGAGGTTTGTCGGTTACCTCCGATTCCGAACGGGACGAGTGTGCTCGTCAAGCCTGGACTCGGCGGCGCCTACGACGGGATAACCGGCATCGTGGCAGGGACGACGGCGCGAGGGCGCGTCGAGATTTTGCTCAGGATACTTGGGCGCGACTTCAAGCGCGAGTTTTCAAGGTCTGCTCTGCAGGCTGCTTGAGAACTGCGCTGTTCATCGGGGTTGGTGGCACAGGGCTTTCGAGCTACTGTGCGGTAGCCATTTAATTACCTAGAAGAAAAATACTGATGCCGAAGGGTGTGCACAATAGTCCTCGTGGTGGTCGACCGAAAGGTTCTCTGAACAAACGAACGGTCGCGCAGGGAATATCTTTGTCGGCACTTGCGCAGCAGCATGCACCAGCTGCCATTGAGGAACTTGTTCGGATCATGAGTTCGAGCGAGAGTGATGCAGCTCGCGTATCGGCGATCAACTCCCTGCTTGACCGTGGCTATGGCAAGGCTCCGCAAGCCGTCGATGTTCGCGGCCACGTTACGCACGAGGACGTCACCGCCGAGACCAGCCCAGCGAAGGCCATGCAGGTCTATGCTGGGATGCTCGCGGATCTGGAGTCCGACACTACTGGGGAGAGCGTGCATTGAACCGACACGACATTGCTCACTACGCGATAGCCGCTGTAGTAGTCATCGCGGTGTTTTGGATTATTTTTTACGGGTTGCCAGCGCCGCATAGACTAGGTTAAAGTTTTCTGGCTGGAACTTTCTTGCCCTTTGTGCGTTGTCGCTGCGCCCCAACAGGAGGGCCACCTAAATGTTAGATCAACTCGTCCACTTTGTTCTCTACTGCCTCGTGGCTGGTGCGATCTCGGTCTCTTGCTTTACGCGGTAGCAATCTCCCCCGTCCCCGAGCCATTCAAGGGTTGGCTGCGCTTCGCCGTGATCATCATTGCTATCTTCGTGATCATCTTCCTGTTGCTCGGCCTCGTGGGCGGCGGCGGAATTGGATCGCGCATCCACGTCGGCGAGAGTGCGCCAGTCGGTTTGATGGCCGATGGCGGCATCTCGTATTTGCCGAAGTGCATCGATGGGTAAGTCCTGATTGCTCGACCGCGTCCCCGAGCCCTGGCCCACCTGCAACATATCCGAGGAGGCTGCGCGCAGGATCGAGCGCCTGCGCCGCATAAGGGCCAAGCCGCAGACCTGGCCAGACATTCGGGAATATTATCGGCTCCATCCGCTCAAGTTTTTTGACCATTGGCTCTTGACCTACGATCCGCGAAACGCGGGCTCGAATCTCCCGACGATGTTGCCTTTCGTGCTGTTCCGCAAGCAGCGGGAGTTTGTGCAGTTTGTCTATGCGTGCCTCGATGCGGCGGTTGCGGATGTCGATCAGGGATTGGGTCAGATCGGCGGCCTCTGCGAGAAGTCCAAGGACATGGGGGTGACGTGGCTCTGCTGCGGCATCTCGGTTCATCTCTTTTTGTTCTGGGCTGGTTCGGCGATTGGGTGGGGCTCTCGCAAATCGATGTACGTCGATCAGATCGGTGACCCCAAGTCGGTATTCGAGAAGATACGGCTCCTGCTTCGCGGCCTACCACGCGAGTTCCATCCGTCAGGCTTCAGCCTGCGGGACCATATGGGGCTAATGAAGATTACCAACCCGGCGACTGGGGGGACGATAACTGGCGAGGCTGGTGATGAGATCGGGCGCGGCGGCCGGACGCTCCTATACCTTATCGATGAGGCTGCGCATCTGGAACACCCAGATCTAGTTGAGGGTGCGCTCTCGGATAACGCACGGGTCAGGATCGACTTCTCGTCGGTCGGCAGCCTCGGCAACGTGTTCCATAGGCGTCGTGAATCGGGTGTGGAGTGGTCCCCCGGTCAGCCGATCGTGCGTAACCGCACGAACATTATGATCATGGACTGGCGCGATCATCCAGGCAAGAGTCAGGCTTGGTACGACGGCAGGCGCGCGAAATACGAGAGTGAGGGCTTATTAACAGTTCTTGCTCGTGAAGTTGATAGAAACTACTCGGCGTCCGTCGAGGGCACGGTCATCCCTGCGGAATGGGTCCGCAGCGCGATAGGGGTTCAGGAGAAGCTTAAATTAGTCGGCGACGGCGGCTGGTGCGCAGCCCTGGACGTAGCCGACGAGGGCGGCGACACGAACGCGCTGGCCAAGCGCCGTGGGGTCGTTCTACGGTACCTGGAGGAGTGGGGTGAGCGGGACACGGGCGTTACTGCCAGGCGCGCGGTCGAGGCTTGCCGAGACTGTTTGCCCTTAAACCTTCAGTACGATTGCATCGGCGTGGGCGCGGGCGTGAAGTCCGAGACAAACCGGCTCGACGACGAGGGGTTGCTGCCGCGGGGGCTGAGGCTGGTGCCGTGGAACGCGGGGGAGGGGCCGCAGGACCCTGATGACAGGGTGATCGCGGGGGATAAGGATAGTCCTCTGAACGGGGACTTCTACGCGAACTTGAAGGCGCAGGCTTGGTGGAGTTTGCGTAGGCGGTTTGAACTGACGCACAGAGCGGTGACAGATCCTTCCTTCTCTTGGGACGAGGACGATTTGATCGCGCTGCCTGCGGATTTGCCGCTGCTGTGGAAGTTGGTCAAGGAACTGAGCCAGCCGACGATGACGCATAACTCGCGGATGAAGTTGCTGATCGACAAGCAGCCTGATGGCACGAAGTCGCCGAACTTGGCGGACGCCGTCGTGATGTGTTTTGCGCCCATGAGAGTGAGGAAGCCGATGAACATTACGGCTGAGGTGTTGGCACAGGCTCGGGTGGGTGGTCGTCGTTAGTCCATGAGTCCAGAAAAAAAGACGATGACCGGCCGCTGGAACACCCAGCGCGGTGAGCGGCGCACCTTCGACCCCGACGCCCAGTCGGTCGCCGCCGCGCTGGCGACCACCGTCGAGGGCCGATCGTCCCGCGTCGCGATCAAGCGGCACGAGACAGGACAACTGCCCGATAAGGCCGCGGGCGTAGTCGCGGAGCTTGGGGTGCGGTTTTTCAAGAACAGCAAGAAGCGAAAGAATGTCAGGTAGGTTCGGGAAGCTTGCCCAGGATGCACAAACCCCGAATACGGTTATCGAGATACAGGCCGATTTGGATGGGGACAATCTGACGAAGCTCTTGAAATGTATCAAGCACTGTTGCGAGATTGGTGCTGGCACGACCGTGCGAGTTGAAACTGGAGACGGCGAGGAGGGTAAGTTCTACTTTGATGGTGATGGGGCCGACAGACTTTTGTCCATTAAGACGTCGCGAGTTTCTCAGAAGTGAAGCGCCCCATGCAGCGGCCCGCATTTCCTCGCAGACCCAAGGTCAAGATCGACGCGTCCGTTCTCGCCAAGGCCCGCCAGCGCTACGCGCAGGACCGTAGCATCGGCGGCGTCAACGACCCGTTCAAGCTTCCTGCCCATCCAAAAGGAGTCGTCCCCGAGGGCGCCAAGACGCTCGCGATGGACTCTGACATCACGTTCCAGCAGCAATGGGCCGCTGCATCATACGCGAGCGGGGCCGCCGCGTTCTCTTCTGTCTACCAGGAAGGGCTGGCGTTTCCGGGGTACAGCTACCTCGCAGCGCTGGCCCAGCGCCCAGAGTACCGCCGCTTCGCCGAGATCATCGCCACCGAGATGACGCGGCGGTGGATAAAGGTCAAGTCGGTCAGCGACGACGATGAGGCGAAGGCCGGCAAGATACGCGAGCTGAACGACGAGTTGGATCGCCTTGACGTGCGGGGCGTGTTCAGGAAGATAGCCGAGCAGGACGCATACTTCGGCCGCGGGCACGTCTACCTGGACACGGGGAGCACGGACAACCGCGACGAGCTGAAGACGCCGATCGGCAACGGCCGCAATACCATCAGCCGCAACAAGTTTGGGGGTCGGCGGGACTTTCTGGAGCGCCTCACCGCGGTTGAGGCCGTCTGGGTCTATCCGACGAACTACGACTCGAACGACCCGCTCAAGCCCTCGTGGTACGAGCCCTCGACGTGGTTCGTGATGGGCAAGGAGGTGCACGTCAGCCGCCTGCTCAAGTTCGTCGGGCGCGAGGTGCCCGACCTCCTGAAGCCCGCCTACAGCTTTGGCGGCCTCTCGATGAGCCAGATGGCCAAGCCCTACGTGGACAACTGGTTGCGGACGCGCCAGTCGGTCGCGGACATTATTCATGCGTTCTCGGTGTTTGTGCTCTCGACCGATCTGTCGGAGTCGCTGACCGAGGGCGGGAGCCAGCTGTTCGCCCGCGCTGAGCTGTTCAACCTAGTCCGCGATAACCGCGGGATCATGATGATCAACCAGGATACGGAGGGGTTCGCGAACGTAAGTGCTCCTCTAGGCTCGCTCGATGCTTTGCAGGCGCAGACTCAGGAGCATTTAGCATCGGTTTCGGGCATTCCAATAATTAAATTGCTTGGCATTCAACCTGCTGGATTGAATTCAAGTTCGGAAGGTGAGATCCGAACTTTTTACGACTGGATACATGCCTTCCAGGAGAAGTTCTTCCGCCCGAACCTCACGAAGGTGATCGACTTTGCGCAGTTGTCCTTGTGGGGTGAGGTCGACCAGGACTTGACGTTCGAGTTCGAGCCGCTGTGGAGCCTTGACGAGAAGGCACAGGCCGAGGTCCGCGAGATCGATGCTAGGACCGACCAGCTGCTGGCCGATACGGGCGTGGTGAGGCCAGAGGAGATCAGGGCCAAGGTGGCGGCGGACCCGAACTCGGGATTCAACGCGCTCGACGCCGACGACGCACCTAATCTCAGGCAGGAAGAGGAAGAGGGGCTGGAACCCAAGAGCGGGGCGGCGAAGCTGGCGCAAGAGCCAGATGAGGATGAGGGTGGTGAGCCGCAGGAGGCTGACCGCCCAGAAAAGCCTAAGGATGGTGGGCAAGGTGGTGAAGCCCCCGGTCCGCTAGACGAGGGTGAGGACGCCGACGAGTCCGAGGGCGGGCTCTCGCCCGACTATCTCAAGGACAAGGCCGTTCCGCTCGACAAGGACCGCCTGAAGCAGGGTGCAGTCAAACTGGAGGGCGATGGGCGACTTGACCCAGACCGCTTGCGGAAGAAGGATAGCCCACTGGACCCCGACCATTTGAGGGGAAAGAGTCCGCTCGACGGCGAGGGCAGGTTGGATCCAGATTATTTGAAGAGTTGACATCCTTTGCTGCTATTGCTAGATTGCTGATGATGGCATTCTAGGGAGGAAATATCATGAGTGGTCGGTTTGGAAAAAGTGGCGATGGATGCTCAGTTGTACACAATGATTGGGAACAAAAAGTTTGAAGTTCGAAAGACTAACGGTAAAAATTTTTATTTTTCGCGTCTTGCTGGTCGGTGGCTTCCTGTTGCACAGTCCAAGGTTATTGACGAGGTGGAAGAGGCTTTGAATGATTTTAATTATGTTGGGTCGCGTCATCATTATTAAGTGGTGCTTGTTATGAACTGGATACTGATCCTCATGGGCGCCTACGTGATCGTCGCCGTCCCCGAGCCTTACGCAGCGTATGACGTGTGCGAGGCAGCAGGGAAGGCGGCAGTGGTGGCGCGGAACACCAAGATCGTGGCGTATGTGTGCGTGCCGCATGAGTGAGTTGCGCGTTGTACCGCAGTCGGACGGCAGGACGCATTATTCCTCGGATTTTGCGCGCGGGGCACGTGTGCACGTGGACGGAGACAAGTCTTTGGTCGCCGTGGTCTGCGGGCATCAATTTCGTGAAAATTACTCGACGTGCGAGATCAGCTGGTTTGTTAACGGCGACCTCAAGACGCAGTGCGTTGAGGAGTGGAGATTGAGCCGTGCTTGATCTGGAACGTTGTATCGGAAGTCTGAGCGGATAGCGGTGGGGTTTTTAACAGAATGAGTGACGTAACATTTAGCTGGATTGCTTTTACTTCAGGTTTATTTTTATTGGGTATCGCTGCTGGTGCTGCGTTGATGCGTGCAGTGGGATGCTTGTGAGGTTAAAAATGATTGACGTACTATTAACCGTTGCGCCTGTCGTTATGTTTGTCATCGGTGTGCTTGCAGGTCGAGCACATCTCAAAAAGCCTGTACCGCGCCGTCGCTCGCTTGTTCGTTTTGGCAGGACCGAAGTGACGTTTCGGTGATTGAACCTTGTCCTATTTTCTTTCTGCTTCGTCCTCGTCTGTTTCCTCTGGGGCGCGTTTTTCTTGTCCGCGTACCAGGCGTGGAGGTCCGTGATGCCTCCGCTGTTTAAGGACGCCGATCAGCTCGTCCAGGACATCAACAACCTCAAGACCAAGGTGGCGACGCGGAGCGCCGCGGGGTCGACCAAGATCGCGCGCGTATACGCCGACTTCGATGACCGAGTGACCAAGGCCGAGGCCAGCTTGTCGAAGAGCCTTGACGAGAAGGCGCTGAACGTCGAGTCGGCCATCGCGGAGCTGACTAACCTGGGGGAGCAAGTATTAGGCGCGTCCTCGGGCTCTTCCGAGGAGGAGAAGCCCGCTGGCACCTTTCGCGCGACAGCCGAGTGAGCCTTCCGAGGCCATGATCAGCGCCGGTCTGTTGACCCTCCGCAGGGAGATGCGCGACGAGACGCCGATACATGACTACGATGGGCGGGTGCTGCGCAGGATCGTGCGTGAGGTCTATAACGCGATGGTGAGGGAGGAATTATGTTGAGACTCGTGTTTCGTGTCGAGGATACAGAGACCAAAGAGGTTTGTTGTTGAGCAGAAGCAACTGAGCATCGATATTACGGAAGCATATCTCGCAGAGATGGACGCAGCCGACGCGGCCGAACTCGCGAAGGCGAACGAGATGATTGGGGAGCACTTTGCAAACTTGAGTGACCATGGGCGCGGTAAGGACCTTGCATGAAATTTTTGCAGCTATGGGGATTGTCGTCGGTATGGTCCTCGACCGTAGTTTATCAAAGCGATTTGGTAGTGACAGGTTCGAGCACCCGACGTACAAGGCAGCACTTGCAATGGTGAAATGACGATGACTCCGCAGCAACTATCCGCCGGCCTAGCGGTCCTCCGCCGCGTGGTCCGCGCCGACGTCCTTATGGGCGACATGTCGGCCGCCGCGCAGGAGAACCTGGTGCGCGAAATCGGCAGGGCCGTGGTGGGAACAAGCCCCCCGGCTAAGCCGCAGCCACTACTGCCTCCGCAGCCTGAACCTGATCACACCTTGCGGACCCGCGTGCTCGCGGTCGTGCCCGCCGACGCGGGCGACGCCGCGAGGGGCGAGGTGCTGATTGCCTCGGGAGTGGACCTGGACTCGCTGGCGGCGAAGTACGGGATCAATCGGGAGAGGACGTGAAGAAGTGGCGTTTCTGTACAGTATGCGGGGCAGCGGCGCTGCGCCAGTCGTGCTCGGCAGTGTGCCGCCGCGAGCGGAAGAAGTTGCGGCGGGTCGCCAGGAGGAAGTACGCGAGCCCGATCGGGTGCAGGTCGAGCCTCGTGGTGGTGATGATGCACTGGTGATGGATGCGTTGTTCGTGAAGAGTGCGGATGAGCCAATAAGCGAGGCCGAGTTGCTGGAGGACCTGGAGCCGTTTAAGATGGTCTCGGTCCGGTCCTCGAACGTCGCTGCGGTCGGTTACCTGGACGGTGTGCTGCGTGTGCGGTACAAGAGCGGCGCGGTCTATGAGTACGAGGCCGTGGAGCTTGCGGTTTATTCTGGCTTGATGGCTGCTGACTCGGTTGGCGGGATGCTGGGAAAGATCAAGGGCGATTACGTCTGCAGGAGGGTCGCGTAGAATGGGGTGTAATAATAAGAATAATATTAGATTCCCTAAGGCTTCTCCTAAGTTGGATTCGAAGTTGAATAAAAAGCTTGAAACTTGGGAATCGGAGATTGCGTCCAGTTTATGTTTTATACCAGCTGATGATAAGAGCGGGAATGATGTCGTTGGAATTGGTCTTACTACCAAGGACGAAGTAATATTTGCTGCTGGTTTTTACTCTATTTGCGATATGCAAGATTTTATAGATAATGTGCAAGAAATAATTGATACACGACGTAAGGTGAGTGGAGTTTAAGACGATGGGACGCTGGGGTGGAAGGGGTGCTCGTGATGAGTGGTCCGAGGAGGATCGCAAGAAATACAATGAGAGTACTGCTGCCAAGTCGAAGACCCAGAAGTCAGGTGGGTTTAATAAGGCGTATCGTGAGCAGAAGGCCCGGAAGGAAGCCGCCGAGTCGAAAGAGCCCTACAACATCATGAATTACGTGGGGCGACACGGCAAGGACTCAGGCCGCTGGGGCGGCCGGCCGTCTGATACGGCAGGGGCGAGAGACGCACCGGATAATCGCAAAATGGCCGCAATGCGGGCATTTGAGCTTGAAATGGAAGCGAAGCACGAGAAGGACCCGGTCAAGAGGGACCAACTAAGGAACGAGGCTCGAAAGCTCAAGGAGAAGTCGCAGGGCCGTGACGGCATGGCCACCGATCCTCCCGTCAGTGAGAAGCAGCGACGCGCAATGTTCGCGGCTCGTGAGGGTAAATCCAATCTTGGTATCCCCAAGAAAGTCGGGGAAGAATTCGTGGGGAAGTCGAAATGACGACCAAGACCAACGCCGGCAAGACCGGAGCAATTGCGGCTGGCACCAAGACCGTCGCCGCCGTCAACCCGAACAGCACTAACGCGTCGGGTCAGATCATCCTGCGCGGCATCAAGAGCAGCGACCGCACGCCGTTCGTCAAGGTGTTCAACAGCCAGGACAACATGACGCGATGGCTCACGACCGCGGAGGCGGATGATTACGATTTTGAGTAATGAGGGAAGAGAAGATGCACGATTTGTCAAATTTCGCGATCGAGACTTTGTGGCAGTTGTTCCGCAATGGTCCGACCTGGGACGGCGACTTGGCGTCCAAGACGGGGCGCGACGAGCTGGTGGACATGGGGCTCGTGGAGCGCGGCAAGGGATTCCAATGGCTTGTTCGATCGGGCATCGAGGAGGCAATTGAGCGCCGCTATAATTTCCGCAAAGAGAAAGACCATGGGGTATCGACGTCGCATAGTCGGCGCGTTGTTCCAGTGTGGGGTTTATCATCCGAGGCTGGAGTTCACTGGCCTATTTAATGCGACGAATCGGCAAGAACGACAAAGTCCTGCGACCCGTCCACGCAAACGTCGCGATACAGAAAGAATATGAGCGCCGTCTCAAGTGCCTGATCGACGAGCTACACAACAGCATCGTCTACTGGCTCTCGGCTGCGTACAAGCGGAACGAGCCACGCATCGTCGAGGCCGCTGACGAAATCGAAACGAAGCCCCTGGTCCTCGCCCAGGACGCCATCCCAGCTGCAGCCTTGCGCAGGGCCATTCGCAGGCTGACCAAGCGCTGGAAGTCCCGATTCGACGAAGCGGCCGATGAGTTGGCCGATTGGTTCGGGCAGGCTGTGTCAGACCGATCCGATAAGGCGCTGCAGGCCATCCTCCGCAAGGGTGGCATCAGCGTGAGGTTCAAGATGTCGCGGGCGCAGAGGGATGTGCTGCATGCGACGGTGAACGCCAATGTGAGTTTGATAAAATCGATTCCTCAAAAATACTTGGGCGCAGTCGAGGGAATTGTGATGCGTGGAGTGCAGACCGGGCGTGATTTGCAGCAGGTCACGAAGGCGCTACAGAAGGAATTCGGAGTCACG